AGATTGCCGTCGTTTTGCATGGACAGATAGTTGTTGCTATAGCCGCTACCCGTGCGCACGTAGTACACACCAGCTACAGATTCAAAAGCTCCATAGGTGCCGGGTGACACAACCGGGTCACCGTTCTTCCATGGATTGTTTGAACTGACAGTAACCGGCGCATCAAAGTATTGGTTAACTCTCCACAATCCGGTGCTTGCCGTGACGGTGCCTTTTGCCATTGGCACGCCAGAACCCCCGTAATCATTATCAACAACTGGTGCGCCTTGAGTCCACACGTAGTTTACGGTTAGTCCTCTGGCGGCAAAAGCATCCTTGTAATTTTGCCCTATATCTACAGAACTGGCTGTGTAACTAATCGTTATTGTTCGGCTGCCAACGGTGAACATTTTGGTTGCCGTGCGGCTCTGGTTGGGATAGCTGTTGGGATCGCCTAGAACTTCATAGTAAAAAGCACCAGCGCGGCCAGTGTTGACCGTTGTTTCTTGTCGCCAATCCATATGGCGAATAGCAGTAGGCGTGCCCAGCAAGTCTGTATTGGTTGCCCAGATCGCATCAGGTCCCTTGTACAGCACCAGGTTGCCATCGCCCTGGTTCCACAATCGGTAGGTATCCGATGCTCCACGAATAGTGTTGCTGGCCCAGACAACCGCGTTGGCCTTGTTGTATACCACGATGTTGCCATCGCTCTGCATTAAGGCTTTGTACCAACGGTTGCTGGAGGTCAAGAATTGTTCTGGCGCAAGCGATGTTGACACAGCCAAACTGCTGGTTCCGGCTGCAAAGTTGGTTGCGGGGACAGTGTTTACTGCATTGTCGTTTTCGTCAAAATAGTTGGTCCCGGTGTATCCGCATTCTGGTCCGCGATATTGCCACTGGCAAATGTTGGCAATGCACTGTCGTTTTGGCGCTCGTACACCAGCAAGATCAAATACCGCTGCAAGTTCAAATTCAACTACAGATATGTTTTCATTTGCCTTTCGGTCAACGTAATAAATCTCCTGTGGCATTTCAGCCGTGGGGTCTGGCGTCCCATATGGGTTTACGTCACCGGTAAAATTCTTGCTATCCAAGAAGCGACTCATCGTGCGGATGCGAACAAACTTTGCACCCGTCAAATCATTGCCAACTGTAATTTCATTGACGCTTAGCAGCAACGCAGATATGCTGCCGAGCAAGTTAGATATGCGAACGGTTGGCCTGGGAAGCTGGCCATTACCAGAATACTCAAAACCGTCTACTTCAATTGGCAGCGGAGAATATGGATTGCCTTTCCAGTACACGTCACCAGATGGAAGCTTTTTGTTTACGCCAGCGTGAAAGTAAAAAATCTCACTGCTGCCATGCAGCTCTTGCACCAGGTGCAATTCGTACAGCTCAATGATCGCGTATGGCGAACTGGTAAGCAGACTCTGGAAAATCTCTACGTTGACGTCGTTGCTCATGGTTCAAACACCTGCATAAAGGTTGCGCTAATCGTGGCGCGATTCAAGTATGGGATTGTCTTGGTCCACTGCTCACAGATCCACTTGTAAGAGGTGGCGGTATCTGGTGGTGTCCAGTCAAATGACTCTGTTCCACCGCGTGCATCAAGGAAGTCCTCGATGGTGTCCGCATTGGTTTCTGATACTTCCCAGGTGAGGCTCCAGCTTTTGGGGTTCTGATTCAGGCCAAACGTAAGCCTTTGGCTATAGCCGTCACCAAACTGCACCTTGCGTACAACTGGCTGGCTGGTCTTCTGGGCGCCGTAGGTTGGCGCGATGCTGGGGAAAGTTGCCATTAGCGTCGGGTGCTGGCCAGGAGTCCACCTGGGCGCTGTTGCTTGATCAATTCTGCCTGCACCGCAGCGGAAACTGCAAGACCCAGTTGCTTGCCTTGTGCTTGGTCGCCTTGGATATTGGAATTGCCGCTTGCGTCCACGTTGACCACCACGCTGGTGCTGCCACCGCCTAGCGCGTTATTTGGAACAATGGTGCCACTTCTACCTGGCATAAACAGCTCAGGTCCACGCTCGCCCACCATGTAAGGCGTCCCAGCTGCTACAGGACCGCCCATAGCGCGTTTTTTAAATGCTCCGCTGTAGTCTTTTGCACCGGGTAGTGACGGAGATAGTTGCGGTCCTGAACCTGGTTTGAACTGGCTAGAGCCAAGGCCGCCACCGCCGCCACCGCCACCGCCGGGGAACAATGACAGCACTGTATTCAGAATTGTCATTTGGATCCACTTAGCAATAATCTGGGCGGCCATGTCTAGGAATGCGTCGGCCACACTTTGGAAGAAACTGGCTAATGCCTCTTTGGCGCCCATGCTGCCATCAATTATTCCTTTGAACGAAGTGGCAAAAGAATCACCAATTGCCTTGGCACCAAAAGCAACCAAGTTGGAAGCCTCTGTCAATTTATCTAGTTCTTCTTTGATTTTATTGCGTTCACCCGTAATGCTTTCTTGAAACGTCTTTGGTTGATTTGCTGCTTCGGCGCCCTCTTTGGCTTCTTCAACTTTTTGACCAGGCAGCTTCTGTAAGCCTTCTAGTTCTTTTTTCAGTCGGGCAACTTCATCTGCTGAGGCACCACGAGCTTCGGCTTCAACTACTGCCACTTTGGCCAAGTCAATCGCTGGCTGCAAAGCTTCCTGAAGTGCTTTGCCAGCACGGTCGATTTGGATGTACTGCTTGGCAAGTTCAGGATTAATGCCTTCAGCCACTAACCGCTGATACGCCTTGTCATCTTCAAGTTTTGTTTTATTAGCCGTAATGATATCTTCCAGTGGTTTTAACTGCTGATCAAGTAAGGCTTTCTTGTCCTTGGCATATTTGTTATTTGCAATTAACACTTCACTCAGCTGGGCACTGGCAAGCAGTTCGCGCTCCTGCTGTGATTTAGCATTCTTTTGCAGTTCAAGAAACTGCATCCGGCGTTCAACCGCAGCCTTGTCGAATTCCCCTTTTAGCCGTTCTGCATCATTCATTGACACTTGAATGTCAAGATTGGCAGCGGCAATATCGCTCAACTTGCTGGCACTATCAAGTTGTTTCTGGGCTTCTTCAGCGGCCTTCTTGGCTTCTTTAGCAGCTTTTTCGGCTGCTCTTTCTTCGTCGGTTTTTCCTTTTTTTCGTGTTCTACCACTGCCACCCCCCTGCAAAAGTTTATCCAATGCTGCTTGTTGCGCGGCGGTAAGTCCACCAGTGGCATTAGGTTTTGTCTCGGCTGGTTTATCCGTTCCAAGCAGCTTTTTGATTTCAGGTTGCTGTGCTAGTAATTCAGTGAATTTTTTGCTATCAAACTTTCCAAAACCGCCGGCCTGTTGCTGCAACTGCCTTGTTCGTTTTTCTCCTATCAACTCAGCGGCACCGGGCAACACACGTCCTGGCGCCGAAGTGCCCACGTCACCACTTTCAATAGCGGTTTTAAGAATTGCAGTATTTTTATTCATGCTAAACATTTGCCCTAAAACCATTATTCCTTCACTTGCTTTTGCAATAACAATGTTTATCAATCCAATAAGCGAACCCAAGGTTGGGCCAAGTACCTGGTCAAGGGCTCTGGCAAGGTTTCCAATTTGATTTACCATTTTTGTAATTTGACTGGACACGGTTCCACCCAGTTCTTTCGTCGCGTCTTTAGCTACTCCAGCTGCGTTTGCTTGCCTATTAAGATTTTTGTTAAACGAAACAAGATTGTCATTTGTAAGCGGTAGCACTGCTTTGACAGCATCAACGCTTCCAAACAGTTGCACAAGAGCAGTTGTACTTCCACCAGTTTTTTGCTTGACTTCTTGCAGCAATCCGCCAAGTCCTTTGGCCTTGAGACCTGCTTCATTGAACTGGATGCCAAGTCCTTTGGCCAGATCTTTTGCTTCTTTGGATGGTTTGAGAATTGAAACCAAAGCTTGATTTAGTCCTGTAAACGTAGCCTCAACTGGTACGCCTTGGGCTGTAATTGTTGCAATCGCGGCATTAAGTTGTTCAATTCCAACCCCACTTGCGGCAGCGGTTGGAGCCAGTCTGCCAATCTGTGTGGCGTATTCGTTGAGAATAATTTTGCCATCATTCTGTGTCTGAATGAATCCATCTACTAATTTTCCAGCTTCGTCTGCTGATTTGCCATAAGCGTTCAAAACACTTGTAACAGCATTGCCGACAGTGTTTATGTCAGATAGTCCACCAGTGGCCCCATATG